AAGCAGGTCTAAGTAATCAACAAGTTCTAAAGGTACTTCAATATGGAGAAATCTATGATCAAGAATTACCCCTAGAAACGATAGCAGAAGCATCTGAGTGTAGAAATCCCGTTCTTTTTATGGAACGTTACCATAAACTCACCTTTGAAAGTATGGAGCGATTAAGAAGTGACTTTGAAAAATTTCCCTCTTTTTCCATCGCAAGAGCTATTTCTGAATCATTCTCTACCTTTACTTTTTCATCTGAAATTTCAATAGTATTTAACTTAATATATGCTCCAAGACGTTTTTCATATTCTTTTATAGCATCTCTATAAAATTTCTCCTTAACTTTACCTACACAAATCAAAGTTACTTTCATCAGAACCTCTTTCTATCTACACATCTTTACCAAGAACAAATTTTTCAATAGCATAAGCGAAACCATCTTCATCATTTGACTTAGAAATAAAATTCGCCGCTTCTTTTAAAGTAGGATTAGCATTATCAACCGCAACTCCCATACCAGCGAACTCAATCATGCTTAAATCATTAAGACCATCACCTAATGCCATTACATTCTCATTTGTTAAACCAAGTTTTTTACATAATGAATCTAAAGATACACCTTTAGAAATACCCTTATCGTTAATCTCGATAAAGAACGGTTTAGACATAGCAACCTCATACTCATCACCTAATTCAAGCGCAAGTTTATCTTTCACCACAACAGCTTCATCGGGATGTTTAAGAATTATTACCTTAGCCGCACCTTCTTTAATATCATCTTTCATATTTTCACTAATTACTAATTCTGCACTTACTAAACCAGACTCAATTCGTGCATATTCATTATCACGATTCGTAAGAACTTTCCCACCTTGATAAGTAAGAATATCACAATCATTCTCCAAAGCAACATCTATTAAGAACTTAATTCTCTCAGGAGATAAAAACTTCTCATAGATCACTTCATTCGTCTTAAGATTAGCAATTCTAGCCCCATTAAATGAAAGTAAGTAGTTATCATAACTATCCAGTTGTAAATCTTCTACTATACTCATCATTCCAAAATCAGGTCTACCCGATGCTAAAATAACTTTAATATCTTGTTTCTTACACTCTTCAATTACTTCTCTATTTTTCTTAGAAATCTCACGATCACTATTTAATAGCGTATCATCAATATCTGTAACAACTAATTTTATCATACAAAAGCTCCTTTTTTTATCACTAGGGGGGTGCAAAACCCTCTTAGGGGGTGCATCATTTAACGATTTGTTCTATCCTTGATTTAATCATATTCTACAAATCTGTTTAACCCTCGTTTACTCAATATATTATATCAGATAACCTTAATCTCTCATAGTAAAAAAGAAAAAATCATATCAGATTGATATGACTTCTCCGTTTTTTAAATGAATTTCTACTCTTTTTCCTTTATGAATTATTATCGTATCTACCAAATAATTAAACAACTTCGTATCGTATTCTGTTAGTAGCTCGTCTTGTTTTTCTAATGAGTCGATAAATATTTTCAGTTCTCTAACTCTCTTATTTTTACTCAGTAAATCTAAGTTTTTCTGTTCTAATTCTTTCTCCAAAAATTTATATTCTTCTATCAGTTTATTATATTTTCTAGTGTACTCTTCTTGATCCTGTGCTATTTTGGAATTCGTTATTATCAACTTTTCTACATCAGTTCTGATGTCTTCTAATTTTTCTTCGAGTTGAATGATTTCATCATCCAATACTCTGTCTTCTTTTATCATCTTCATTAGAAGTTTTATATTACCTATAATTTCTTTTCTATTATCAATTACCTTGTTTAGTGCTGATACTATCCATCTTTGAATTTCATCATCTCTTATATGAAGTGTATCACATTTCTCTTCGTTCTTATACTTATCTTTGCATCTGTATATTGTCTCTTTATATTTATCAGTTGAGTGCCATAAATGTCTCACGTATGAACTACCGCAACATCCACACCTAATTTTTCCAAAGTAGTTTTTCTCTGTATACCATTTTTTATTTTCACTTAGCTGCACTTGAACCGCATCAAATACTTCTTTATCAATTATTGCTTCATGGCTATTTTCTACATAATACTGAGGTAGCTCTCCGTTGTTCCTTTTCTGAGTCTTGTTTAAGAAGTCTGCTACATAGTATTTTTGAAGTAAGGCATCCCCTTTATATTTTTCGTTTGTTAAAATACTTCTTACACTGCTATAACTCCATTTTGTTTTTCCTCTTGGTGTAGGTATTTTATTTTCAGTTAGATGTTTGGCTATTTGATTAGGATTTTTCCCTGATAAGAACTGTCCAAATATGTATCTCACTATTTGGGCTTGCTCTTTATCAACTTCAAATCCACCGTCCTCTTTTGGTTTAAAGCCTAGTACATTATTGTATGCGAATGTCACCCTACCCTCTGCAGCTTGTTTTCGTTTAGACCATGTTATATTTTCTGATATTGACCTACTTTCTTCTTGTGCTAGGGAACTCATTATTGTAATAAGTAATTCACCCTTTGAATCAAATGTCCAGATATTTTCTTTTTCGAAGTATATCTCTACTCCAACATCTTTTAGTTTTCTTACAGTTGATAGTGAATCCACCGTATTTCTTGCAAACCTACTTACACTTTTTGTTAGTATGAGGTCTATCTTACCTGCTAGTGCATCATTTACCATTTCTTGAAATCCTAGACGTTTTTTTGTATTTGTTCCACTTATCCCTTCATCTGAGTACATCTTCACAAATTCCCAATCTTTCCTACTTGATATATACTCTTCGTAATACTTCATTTGAGTTTCATAAGAACTTGTTTGATCTTCATTATCTGTCGATACTCTAGCGTAACCTGCGACCTTTTTCTTTTTTATACTAGGTAGTTTTGATTGATGACTAAGTTGCTTATTAGCTTGTATAGTTGTAATTTTTCTATTCATCTTTTACTCCTTTTTTTAGGTTACCTTGTTTTTTTATTTCTTGAACCTTATTGAATATTTCCTGAGAAATAATTGGTTCATGTGCATTTTCTACAATGTACTTAGTCTTCTCACCAGTATTTTTTACTGAATGACCTTTTTCTTTTACATTAAATGTCTTTTGTAATATAAGTTTACCTGTATAAGTTTCTTGGGATAATATTCTATAAATAGCTAGTCTTGAAAACCTCTCTCCTCTTCTTGTACGTTTACCTTCCTCATTTAATATCCTTGATATTTTTGTCGGTTTTATTCCTGACAGGTATAACTCATATATCTTTCTAATAATATCAGCTTCTGACTCTTCAATTTTATAAGAATCTCCTATCCATCTATATCCTAATATAGGTTGTGGGCTATGTGGTAATCCTTGTTCAAACATCTTCTTTACACTCCACCTTACATTACTACCTATCGCCTTTGATTCTTCTTCTGAAACGGCAGCGAGTAACGTTAGTAGTAACTCTCCATCTGTAGTGAGTGTATCGATATTCTCTTTTTCAAATTGAACCCCTACGTTTAATTTCTTTAGTTCTCGTATTGTTTCTAACAACTCAATAGTATTTCTTCCAAATCGTGATATAGACTTTGTAAGAATTATATCAATCCTTCCTTTCCTACAGTCATCTATTAATCTTAAATACTCCTTTCGATTTTTTGTATTTCTCCCACTTACTGAGTTATCAAAATACACTCCATCATACTCCCAACTAGGATTATCTTGTATAAGTTTACTATAATAGCTTATTTGTTCAGATAGTGATTGTAGTAAATCTTGATGTGATACTCTTGCATAAGCTGCAACTTTTTGTTTTTTAACATCAGTCACATTTAGTGTTTCTAACTTTTTTATAGTTTTCATTATTGTATCCTCCTTTTCGTCATTACTATATATCACTCTAAAGCAACTATTTATCAAGTGATAACTCTATAAGTTCAGATAGTTTTGGATTATACTTTTCTAACATCTTATGTTTGAATGAGTCAAATTCATCTTTTGTGACTAGATTTTTCCTAAACAAATTACTTAATATTTTAATTGTGATTTGGTAGGTCACTTCATTTTTAGTGTTCATAGCTACCTCCAAATCTATGTTTAATATAACATTCATGACTACAATACTTTCTTTTATTATTGGAATAAGATGTAAATTCTCTTTTACAACATTTACATTGATGAATAGAAAATGCCTTTCTATTCATCTTATCTTGATTATTCTTCCACCATTTCATTCGACAAGCATCACTACAATATTTCTTTTGTTTTTTCCCATTTAAATGAGTTAACTTTTCTCCGCACACTTTACAAGTATCAAAATCTTCTATATCTAACTTTTCTAAACTCTCTCTTCTACAAATTGACTTAACTGTATTGGCTGATACATTTAAACATACAGCTATTTTCTTATAACCTAGTCCTTTATCTCTCAGTTTTCTTATTTCATCTTTCAGTTCCATGCTTTTCACTCCTATGATGTTTTTATTCTCTACATCACAGGTAAAGAAAACTATGGAAAATTTAACCAACGAAAAAAAAATTAAAAAATAGGTATTCACATTTACCATCAAAATATTTAACTGGCATCATAGTTTGTTTTAACATTTTTGATAACTTAGCTACAGAGTTTTTCAAAAGATTTTTACTACTATCTAAACCTTTAGATAATCCTTTTATAAAGTCTGGCATCCAACTATATTGGATATTTGTCTTTTTGTATATAAAAATTGAAATCCGGGGCTGGAATCTTTTCCATACCCCGGATTTAGTATACAACCTAAATTTCTTCACAATCTCGCTTTTATTTATATACTACCATAAATGGACCACCCACAGCATTATCTTCAAGTTCCATACTACGTTGAGCCCAAATATCGTCAACATTGTACCATTTATTCGTTCTTTCTGGATTATCTGGATCTATCGCATGAGTTTTACCATTTTGATAACCACTTAGTACTATCGCATGCGTGCTATAACCTTTTACAAAAATCCCATGACCTACAGCACCATAGACAATATTTCCATTTTGTAGTGCCGCTTTTAGATCATCTTTAGAATTAACAACACGGTAGTTACAACCCCAATGTTCAATAGCCGCAACAGCTCCAAGACTAGAAGTCCCCGTGAACAATGTATTCATCTCCATAGAAGTATCATAGATATAGTCCGCGACTTGAACAGGTGTAACATTCTCCTTTAGTCCCGAGATAATCATTGATAGCGATGTAGGCACACATCCTGTAGTCTTCATATTAGAGATCCCATACCTCTTAGAACTCCATCTTGCATCCGCTTGATAATATTGCGGAAGTTTTACAGGTTTTATGAAATCTTTAGATTTTTCATCGTAAAGATGACTTATACTGTCTTCATTAGAAAAATATTCCCATTTACCTTGCTGATCTTTTATCCAATCAGCCTTAACATGTCCTATTCCAGTTAGTAATAAGCTGCCTACTAGAAGAACACCTATACTCTTTTTCATAAACCTGTCACCTCCATTTTTCTAATACTTTTATTATAAAAT